ACACCGGAGAGTTACTCTCAGATGTATCATCAGGTCTATGGCATACCGAACAATCCGTTCAGGCATTACAAAAACTTTTACCGGTTTGCTGATGAGCATATCAAGATTAAGCAAAAGAAAATCAACGGGCTCTTTGTTAAAGACTACAGCCACGGGAAGGACAGCATTATCGAGGCAATGAAACCATACACCATCAACTACTCTCAGGAGGAGGCAGGCTTTGTTACGCAGGTAACCGAGGAGATACTTGAGGTGGAGCTAAAGGATAGCACCAAGACTTTGATCAAGAAACTGCAGAAGGATAAGGTGATTGAGGGTAAGAGCGAGGTAATACTTGCAGACACACCCGTGAAATTAATGATGAAGATACACCAACTTTGCAGTGGAACGATTAAGTTTGAGAGTGGCAACAGTATGGTGCTCGATACTACCAAAGCTGAATACATCAAGGATTACTTTGCCGGCTGCAAGATTGGAATCTTCTACAAGTTTAAGGAAGAATTGTCTGCGCTAAAGCAAGTGTTCAAGGATGACTTGACAACTGAGCTCAGTGTCTTTGAAGACACTGATAAGAACATCGCACTACAGATTGTTAGTGGACGTGAGGGAATCAGCTTGAAAAAGGCTGACTACTTAGTGTACTACAACATTGACTTTAGTGCGACAAGCTATTGGCAAAGCAAAGACAGGATGACAACCAAGGAGCGTGCGTTCAACCACGTGTATTGGATATTTAGTAAGGATGGAATCGAGCACGACATTTACAAAGCTGTAACCAAGAAGAAGGACTATACCGTAAATCATTTTAGGAAAGACTTTTATGACGGAGCAACAGGTACAATCGAAGCTGATTAAAGAGCTTGAAGACAAGGGATACTACGTGATCAAGTTGGTGAAGACCAACAAGAATGGCATCCCTGACCTTATTGCTATCCCTAAAAATTCTGACGTGGAGTTCTTCGAGGTGAAGCGTGCAGATGGTAAAGTATCTAAACTACAAGAGTATCGAATTAAAGAACTAAAAAAATATGGAATTAAAGCAACAGTTTATTACGGTCCCAAGAAACCTGAGTGAGCAAGACCACGCACAACGGGTGGTTGAGATGGTGATGGGAGTGAGAGTTGGCGACAAGAACCGGAAGCGGCAGGTCGTGGAGGCGAGGATGATGTTCTCGTCTATGCTTAGAGATATGGGGTATTCTCTGAAGGAGATTGGTTCGGTGTTGAAGAAAGACCACACCACAATTATACACTACCTACGAAAGCTCAGAGAACTAACTGAAGTGGATAGGTCTCTGTTCAAAAAGTATATAAAGTGTAGAGAGTTGTTGATGTTAAATGAAGAGCCCGTAAATTTAGAAGAAGAATTGGAACGCTTACGCAAACAGGTTGAGCTACTGAAGATGGAGAACTATATTCTTTCTGAAGAGAAGACTGAGTTGACAAAGCAATTGTCGAGCGATGAGAAGCGCCTACAAAAAATTTTCAAACTAATTGAAGAAAACACACAGCACGGATATGAGGGAATTGTTGAACGCAAAATAAGAAAGATGTTCGATGAATGAGCAGGAAAACAATCGTGCCCAACGCATAGCGTATATGACTGAGGGCTTTCACGAAATCGTGACTTCCATCTACGAGAAATTGGTGGACAGGGAATACGACTCCGCTACTCAAGACATTAAAGAACTAATGCGTGACCTTCGTGCGACATTAAAACTTATAGAAGATGAAGACTTTTGAAACAGAACAAGACAGGAAAAGAGAGCAGAAAGCCATCGAGACATTCGTCAAGATGTTCGGTGGCTCATTTCAAAAGCTCGGTCAACAAGATGTTGACTACAGAATATTTGACAAAGACAAGAACCTGATAGCTTATGCTGAGGTGAAGGGTAGGATACGACCGCTGAGGGATGCCTACCCTTTGCCGGTGGCACTTGCCAAGCTGAATAAACTGATCGAGAAAAGACACAACCCTGTATTGATATGGGCTTGCGAGGATGGCATCATCTATGGCAAAGTATTCTCCCTTGTAGGCGAAGTAAAGTTAGGCGGTCGCCCTCCACGTGAGGAAGCCGTTAATGACATCGAGATGATGGTCTACTTTGAAAGACAGAAAGGTCTTAAGTACGTAAGGTTTAGTTAACCTCTTCTTCTTTCTTATCCTTGAAAGACTTTAGGATATGAGCCACTGACTCGATGGTGGTAAGACCAAGTGATACTGCAACAAGTACAGTTACGCTATACACCAATGAATCTGCAGGAGCAAAGTGAGATTCACTATGTGAGTTGTCCCACATCGTCCAAAATAAAAACATTGCTCCGATTATTCCCACGAGCCTCTTGCTTGAGTTGTTACTCTCAGAGGAGAAGAATCCTCCCATCCATTTGAATAGTTGTTTCATTTTTTTTGTTTTTCTTTTCCGTAAATAGTGTTTCCTCCTGATTGCTTAGGCACGTATTCATACATCTCATCTTTTATCTCACGCCTAATTCTTTCTTTTTCTTTTCTCATCTCGCTTTTCATCTTCTCAATATCATAAAGAACTCCACCCTCACCATACAAATCCTCATACATCTCAGGGTAGTAACGCTTCATATCTTCCTTGCCAATCTTATTCATCGGCTTGGTCACTTCTGCTTTCTCTAAATCCTTATAGAGTTCTTTGTTTACAATCTTACGGACATCTTTGTAAAGAGGAATGAGCCCAAGGTTACCCATTATCTCAAGAGGAATACGAATACCTACCTCTTTTTCACTACGCTGTATAGCATCAGCCTGTTTCTTAGGTTCCTCTGTAGCCTTACGAATCATCAAATCTAATGTCTTAGCTGATGGACCAAACGGACCAAGCATATTCATAAGCAAGTCTCCCATATCCGTCTTCTTACCTTTCTTCTCAGCAGGGATAACGGTATACTGAAGAGCATCTTTGTATGGGTCATACTCTCCTTCACGAAGGAAGTCGAGATAGTTTTCATTTACTCTTTCTACCCCATATCCAATCAGATTCTTGGTTGCGTTACCAAAGTCACGACCTAATAGTAATGATGTAGCAGAAGACAACATACCCTGACCAATCTTTTGCTCGATTGACTTCTCGTCATCCTCATCTTCATCAGGCACAAACAGACCAACTAAAGCTGAAGACAAAGCCTGAGTAATCAAAGTATAGGCTGTCATCCTTGTGGCAACCGCAGCGAGCAAAGCAACGCCTGTCTTTCTTGACAATGTTCCATTACCCATAGCCGCATTGATGCCGGTACGAGCAGTGATATATTCATAGATCAAGAAGCGAGTCATAAAGTTATTGAAGATGTTGAACCCTCTGATGAGTGCGCTTTGATTCTGCTTAGGCGTACCCTTTAGGATGCCCATAAAAGCATTGTCAGTTGCACCGGTAAGTACAGTCTTCTCATCAGCATAGTTCTTAGCTGCGTCAAGAGCTTCTTTGTTTGAAGCCATATACCGCTCGTCATTCTCAGCTATCTTATCAAAGTCAGGCTCGGCTCCGGTAATCTTTTTGAACTCATTAGCAAAGGCTCCGAACCACATTGGACGCATCACCATCTTATCAGGAGTAGCAATCAACGCATCAGCCATTGTCTCTACAGCGTTCTGATACTTCTTCAAAGAGATATTATATATCTGCTGTATTTTATTTCTGACATCATTTTGAGCCCTACCACCTTTTACGCCACTTGCTTGGTTCATTATCGAAGCATCAATAAGTCTTCCACTAAGAGTATCGTGAGGGAATAAACGGTTAGTTTGTTTACTTCCTACGTTGCTCATAATAGTAGCAGCAGTTGGCGACAATACAACACCCCTATTTTTAAGACCGGCTTTGAAATCTTTTGGAGCAGCTATCATAGCAAACGCTATGTTAGATGATAACTCCCCAACAAACCTTGGCGCACTTGCAAGTACAGCACGGTAGCCTTGCTTAGACATAAAGTTTACAGCATCATCAAGTAAAGATGTAGATGTAAAGTTATCTGTCAGCAGGTTGTCAACAGCTTCCTCATAAACTCTTTCAATAGCATTGAAAATGTTTTGCTGTTGTTTGGTTGCGCCTTCCTGCTCCATCAGCTTTGACGTTTCATTAATGGTCTTACGCCCTGTGCGTATGGGTTCAGTAAGATAGTAATCCATTAATACAAACTTAGCACCACGATTTGCTGAAGCAAACACGTCAAAGTTCAATGGAGCAACCTTACCTGTACGTGCAATCAAAGACTTTGCTTTGGTAGAGGGACGCATTGATTCGTTGTAGCTATCAATGAAAGCCACACCGGATATAGCTTCGTCAGGTCTATGCTCGTGAAGTGTATTCAAGTGTACGTAATTATTCAATGGAGTAATCTTGTCTCCACGGACAATAGCTGCAGTGTATACAGCTTTCTCACGTAAGTCCTCATTTACTTTTTGAATAGTCTTGATCGCATTTCTTTCAGCCTCATTGAATGAATCATACAACTTTTGGTTATCTATATTACCATTTGCATCTGTGTACTCATCGTAAATTTCCTGAAGCATATCAGCATCACGCTCGCCAAAACTTGACTTACCCTTTCTAATGTGGTCAATTGTTTTCTTCAAGTACTCTGCTGCCGGATTAACCTGTTTGCTATCAGGGTTTGAATCGTGCTCAAGCTGTACCATATAGGTCATCATCTTGAACTTAGACATCAATGTTTTATTAGCGTCATTCTTGAATGATTTAGCTACAGCTTCTTGAGCTCTATCTAATTTATTATTTAACTCAGTGACTGCCTTTTGGAATTTAGCCTGCGCATCAGCAGCTTGAGCAAACAGTGAATTGAATATCTCCTTCGTGTTATAGTTGCCAAACACTTGGTCAATGTAGTACAACGGGTTTCTTCTTATCAACTCAACAAGACCATCCTTCTTTGTCAGCCATCCTTTTATCTTGGAATATATTGAACTAAGCTTCAGAGGCTTTGCTTTTTGAACTGCATCATTAAGTGTCTTTGATTTATTGATGGCGTTCATACGCTCAACAATAAGCTGAGTATAATGTGGAAGGTATCCGTTGTTTATGTTGTCAATCAAACGCAGCAGGTTCTTTAACTGTGCGTTGTCAAGACCATATACTGCATCTGTCTTGAGAAGTTTCTTTAACTCACGAGCAAGGTTACGCTCGTCTGCAGTTGGCAATCCTTCAGGATTTAGATCAGCAAGCTGTGCTGCATCTGCCATCACTTGATTCTCTGCCTCAATCTCAGCCTCACTACGTGGGTCCTTCTGTGTCATTGGAAGAATGGATGACTTATACTTACGCATAATCTCAGCCTCCTCTTCAGTAATCACTTCGTCCTTCACCATATCTCGTATGGTTCCGGCATAGTCAACCTTGCCCTCATCATCAACAAGCTTACCATCATAAGAATTGAATCGCTCAGCAAGCTCAGCAGCAAGTGACACATCTGCATCTACTGCATTAAGAATGTCATTAACATCTTTGGTGACAGCATTAATCTCTTCAAGTTGCAACACAGCCCTACGCTCACCCATCATTGTGACAAGCTTTGTGTATTTTTCAAACACAGCGTCAGGGATTAGGGTTGGCTTGATGGCAAGAAGGCGTTGCATCAGTGGGCTCAAGCTCTCTGCTATACCTATCTTAGTCTGTGCGTTTCTGCGTGCAGTTGGTAAAGCTTTGTTGATGGTACCAATCTGATCGGCATAGTTGGCGTTCTTAAACACCTTAGCCATATAGTCTACGAACCTACCTATTGAGTTGGGGTCAAACATATTGACACCACTAAACTTGCTAATGATAGCTGCCGTTTGCTTGGCTGTAATGAATCCCTTGTCTGTCATAGTACGCAAATACTTAACAAGCTCTCCGCTTGTGCGCACCCATAGCTTAATAGCATCCTTGGCTCCCTTTGCTTGGTCAGCAAGCTGCTTTTTCAACAGCTCGTACTCTGACATTGTAATCTCATTCACGTCTTTAGTCTCGCCAAAAAGTTTCTGAGGCTTAGGAGCTGCCTTCTCACGCTTACCAAATCGTTTGCGTATATCACGCACCATCTTCTCACGCTGCGTATCTGAGGCTGTCTCATATACTCGTGAGCCTTGCAGGTAAGCAATGGCGTTTTGCATTGCTTCCTCATTTGTATTGCCACGCTGCAGAGATTTTCTTACCACACCCTCAAGCTCGGTCATCATCCTGTTGAATCCGGGTAGCTCCATCTCCGTAGTATCCTCCGGTTGCGCTTGCGCATCACGTTGTTGAGCAAGGGCGCTGATGGAATCAATTACATCTTGCTCGCTCACATTGTTCTGTGCGGCAGCTCTTGTGATAGCTTCTTGCAGTGTGATACCTGTAGCGACAAGAGCCTTCACTGTTTTGATAATGGCTTTCATAACCGGTATAGCTATGTTGATACCGGCAGTTTCTCTACCAAACTTGGTAAGGTCACCATCTACCTTATCCAAAAATTCTTTTACTCTTTCAAGAGTAGTAGCATCTTTAGTGTCTGCTGTCATCAGCTCCTCCGTTGTTGGAGCAGCACGTTCTATATCACCTGTATCTGTCTCGTTAATCTCGTAGAACTCTGCAGGTAGAAGACCAATCTTCTGATCAGCGAACTTAAACTTCTCATATATCTGCTCCTCAATCTTACGAGCCTGTGAGTTAAGTCCTTCTTCACGAAGGGCACGTGCTTGCTGACGCAGTTCTTTAAGCGCCTCATTCTCTCCTGAGAAGTTAACGTATGAGTTCTGACCACGTGTCTCTGTGGTCATAGCCGCACGTGCAAGTGGTGAGTACATACGTGCGTGTACGTTCCAAGCGTTCTCCTCGCCTTTAGGACCAAATGAATTGCCGAGCTCAGCGTGTCCAAAGAAATCGTGGATGGCACGGAACACGTCATTCACGAGCATAGTCTGCCCGTTCACATCTTTGAATCCTGAATCTCTTAGTAATGGGTTCTCTGCACGCTGCTCTTCTGTAATGGCAGCATCACCAAATCCTGACTCGGTAGAAAAGATTTTCATACGCTGATTGTTTCTCAGGTCGTCAATCATCTCCTGAGAATTGGCGTATGGTTCTTCGTTATTTATCTCAACAACATAACCGGCATCGAGGAAATCTTGATACTGATCAAGGGTTTCCTTAGCCATCGCTTCGTATGCAGCTCTGACTTGGGGGTCAGTTGGGTTGTGCTGCATAGCAGCAAACGCATTAGCTATGCGTCTTGCTCTTGCTTCGTCTAACCTTTGCGATCCGTTGTACCTCGGTCTTTTCTTGCCGAAAACTCTTTGATAATATCTATCCGCAATTTGCGCAACTCTCTCGAGGGGCTTATTGAAAAGTCTGTTGCCGGGGCTTGGCTTGAAATACTCTCCGCTATCAACGCCTTGGAACTCGGCATCCCTCCTGACTGCTTCTTCGACTGCTTGAAGAATGTTTTGCCCACTCGGTCCAAGTTCGGACCCTTTAGCTTTAATTCTTCCAAGAATTTTTTTCCTGCTTGCAACGCCAACTCTTCGGGAATCGACCGGACGGAAGTCTTGTTGTTCATAATTTATTCCTTTTGATTTAAGTAGTTCTACAAATGTACCAATGTTTTTCTGTAACTGTGGGTCAGCAAAGTCTAATACGTCAATGAATGATACCTCACCTGTCTTCTCGTTGATACTAAAGTCAGTGATACCTGCTTCCTTTAACGCATCTATTGCACCATCTACATCAGATACTTTAACGCTATACTCATTGGCGTTGTGCGTCTTACCACCCTGTTCGGTATACTGTGCAGCAATGGCTGCCTCCTGCACCTGTGGAGCAAATGCACTTACGAGTGCAGCATATTCTTCAGCCTGCTCGATGGTAGCACCCTCAAGGTCTACAGCGTTTGATATTTCTACAATCCTTTCACCTTTATTATTCTCATACCCACCAATAAACTCAAGGACGTTGGTCTTGATACCAAGTAAACTGCCAATATCTGCAAGTGTTTGCAGGTATCCCTTATACGCAGGAGACTCTCTTAATGCTGCAGCTTCTGAGGTAGACCCAACTTGTGTGTTAAAGAATGGAGCTACATTTACCCGTGTCTTTGAAGACACTTTTTGAAGAGCATCTAATTCGTTAAGAGCTTCATCCACTGCTATGGTTTGATCTCCAATAGTGATGGTCTCTTGATCATCTTCTACAGCAGCGAGCGCTTTGATTAGCGCATCTTTCCTTTCTTGTTGTTCGGGGCTGAGGACTTTTTCACCCTCTTGGGTAATGACTTCAAGTCCTGTTTTGGGTTCTCCTTGCGCCAACGCTTCGCTATCTCCGGGTGTTGGCTGAACAGATACTTGACCTGCTGCTTGCTTTTGAATGGCATCTTGTGATATTTTAGTTAGTTGTTCATTAATAGCTTTTACTCTTTCTCTTTGTGGTACGGTAAGCGCTTCGTCTTTCCCATCAATCTGACGCTCCAAGTCACGCTTCTCTTTAAGTAAGTTCATAGCCTCCTTCTTTCCCTGCAAATCAAGGTTGGGAGGAAGTGAATTGAATAAACCAACAGCATTGCGGTAATCGTTGAGTGTCTCTTTGGCTTCAGCCATAGTAAGCTCACCTGTATTCACCTTGTTCTGAAGGCTTATGATAAATGCTTTTTCAATCTTTGTATCGTTGGCTGCTGCTTCAAACAACTCAAACTGTGTGTCGCTCATACCCAAAAATCCCTGCTTACGATAAGCAGCAGAAAATCCCGGCAGCGTTCCAATAATAGCACCACCTACTGCTTCCTGTGCACCGGCATACGCAGCGTTTCTAACGTAATCCATAACACTCTCAGGGGTCTCAAACATCTGCTTACCCTTGACAGCATTGTATACATCTTTAAGTCCTGACTCAGCAAGTTCTTGTGCAGCACCGGTCTCTGCCTCAGCAAGAGCACCTCCTACAACAACAAGAGTTCCACGAGCAAGACCACTCTTTACTTCATTCTTTATTAGTTCATTAAAAGTTCTTGCAGATGTTGTACCACCTGCTTTACCTAATGCTTTTACAACAAGACCATTAAGTAAGCCTTTGTTTGCTAACACGTTTCTAAAACCTATAGCCTCGAGCGTACCAACAGCCGCACCAATTGGAAGAGTAACAGCAAGCTTTTCATTTTCAGATATGTTATCGAACTCAGGGTTGTTTGCCATCTCTTCGTTTAGATTGTCACTTACCTGAGCATACATCTGAGCCGTGCGTTGCGCCCATCCAACAGGACCTGAACCACCCATCATTGCAGGGACAGACTTAGCAAGACCCAATACTGCGCCTCCCCAAAATCCCTCATTCTTTAAGTCTTCCCACTGAGTAGTAGTGCTTGAGTCTCCATATACAATTCTGTTTCCTTTTCTTATTGGTTCAAGCCATCCACCTTCACGCTTACCTGTTTTGGGGTTTACTTCTCCATACAGTACTGCTTTCTTCGCTTCATCCTCAACCTCGTCATCTATATCATCCATTACTCCGCTTGGTAATTTATTTTTCCAAGCTTCAAATTCTTCTTGACTTTTTAATTCACCAAGAGAAAATCTTGGTGGCTGATACCCCATCCTCTTGGCTTTCTCAATAACAGCAGCCCGATACTCATCACGCCCCATCAACATTTCTTTTGGAAGCAACTCTGCTTCCAAATTTGTAATAAGCGAAAAGGCTGTAGATGATATTGATGCTGCCCCATCTAAGAAGGCATTTGCTATACCACCATACCAAGTCCCCTGTTGAGCTTTTTGCTCTGTGTATTTGCCGACAGCTTGATTAAGCACTCCCATCCGATTCTTAATATCGGTTTCGGTAGCCATAGCACCGGTTACTTCTTTATTAAAATTTAGTTTGTTTTCATTAAGTTTTTGAAAACGCTCTTGAAAGGCAGGATTATTTCGCTGTGCTGATGGTGTAGAATTGATTGCGTTTTCTTCTGCCTCTATTTCTTTCTTTCTCTTTAATAACTCTTGCGTTCTTAATCTGAAAGCATACTCTTCCTCTTGCATCTTCTTGGTGACATCTTCAACCTCTTTCTCTGTAGTGTATTTTTTATTGGCAGTAGTATACTCTTTTTCAAGAGTCTGTAAGTTATTTATGGTAGCAGAGTTCTCTCTTAAAAACTTTCTAAGAGCCTCAGACTCTTCCTTGTCTCCTGCTGTAGTCCAATTATCTAATGAGATTCTTGCTTTCTTTCCATTGGGAGCAGTAACATCTACAAAATCTCTTCCGGGTACAGCTTCATCAAACTTGAAACCCATAGGTCCAAATTGATAGCGCAGTTGAGGGACGACATATTCCTCTCCCTTGTCAATTAAGTCAGGGCTGATAGCAGCGAGTTGCTCTTCGACAAAATTAGGAAGCTTCGTAGGTGATACCAATGAACCACCTGCCGAAGGTAATGCCGTAGTGACTTTTTTTTTAGAAGGGTCCTCTGCTGTTGCAGCTACTTGAGGAGTAGCCGGCATAGCAGATAAGTACTGCTTAGTAAAATCAGTCTTAGGTTTTGTGTATAAACCATCCCTATTAAGAACACCGTACACTTTCTCTTGATATGCAGCATCCTTGAACTTTGTCTTGAAAGCATCATAGTCCTGAGTAAAGTATCCTTTCTCTACAAGTAAGTCGTATAGTTTTTGTAACTCGTCCATTAGATTTTTTTTGTTCTGTTAATCCAATTCACCTTTTAAGATTCCCTTACCCTCAAGACCTTTTAAGAATATAACTTGATCTTCTGCAGATGCGCCCGGAACATTTGAAAGCATAAATGCTCTTATTTTTTCGGCTGCCTTTGCAGGATCACTTAAGTATATTGCAGAAGATGATTTGCCATCAGAATTTGTTAATACAATTGCATCAGACCCAATAACAGCTTCTCTAACGCTAAACCCAAGCTCATTAAACTTCGCTTCGTTTGCAGAAATAAAATCAGTTTCATCTGTTGGTTGATTAGCACCTGAGAATACCGTTTTAAGGTGGTCTGCATACATCTTGTTAGGGTCACCTGTTTTCTTAGGACCTGTAGAAGTAGCCTTAGCTTCCCCTGCTTGGAATGTTGTAGTCTTAGTTTGAAGTGCACCCTTTACAACTTCGTTAACATCAACTGTTCCTCCAAGAAGTAGAGGAGCTGCTGAACGAACAAAGTCTTGTTGAGTCATCATCTCTCCCGTGTTAGCGTTCTTGAATGGAATAGCTTTAGTCGAACCATCATTAAAGGTAATGCTAACTCCATCATTAGTTCTACTTACATCTTTTACATTTGGCATACCATAGAAGTGGTTGATAGCAGCTTGTTGTTCTGCAGGAGTACCACTATATAGTTTAGCCAACATATTACCTGATGTCTGAGCGCTTTTCTTTTGATCACCTCTTTCATAAACGTATTGAGGAGGATAGTAAGTAGGCTCTTTTCGTGGCTGACTGAACGGTTGCACTTCAGTTTTCTGCTCAAGCATACTACGAAACTTATTTTTAGTATACTCTTCAGCAGTCTTTAACTGATCCTTGCCATTCTGTGTGCTCTCAAAGTCAGGTTGAAATACACCATCCTTATGAGACCACAATATATAATGAGAGCTTGAATTTGCTACGTTAGGGTCCGTTGTAACCTGATAAGCTTTGCCTGATTTAGGGTCAATGCCTCCGGTCCAATCAAACAATATGGAAGATACGTGCGCAGGGTTAGATAGTTGCGCCTGTACAATAAGTTTTTCGCTTTCAATATATTTGTCGACAGCTTGCTGTCCTTCTTGACTAAGACCAACACGTTTAGTTGGGTCTGTAACCTTGGTAAGGAAGCCTGTCTGAGTTGCACTACCTGTAGAAGTAACAACCTCCTTTACCACATCGCCTAATAATTTTGCCTCTTGACTTAGGTTTTCATTCAGAGCGTACTTGTCAATCTTTTCTTTGATACGGTTACGCAGTTGGTTTACCGTCATATAATTGTCGGGACCTTCAGCAAGAGTCTTAACACCATTTTTATCTACCATCTTACCAATGCTGATAGCACCGGTAGTTGGATTAATCAAAGCTTTGGTTTGACCAAGGTTTGCAAATCCTTCAACCATTGCCATAAACTGAGTCTCAGCTTCTGAGCTTTCACCCTTCTGCCTACGCTCTGTCTTTACAGAAAACTCATCTTGATATTCTTTCGCAAGGTCAAACATTCTTTTAGTTCCATCCTTGCTATTCTGACGAATGAGCGCATAGTCTTTAGGTTTCATTTGACCCGACTTAAGAAGTCTGTCTGTAAGAAGTCTATACTGCTGCATATCACCGGCATAGTCTGTAATGTACTTATTTACATCATCAGACAATCCTTGTGGTGCGTTCTCAAGTTCTTCACCAAACTGACGAGACGCATCATCAAGAGCCTTCTTTTTTGCTTCACGAAGTGATGCCTCTTGCTTTAGAGTATTGGTTAATTGACTACCAACCTCCGACCAATCTATCTGATTCTTGGCTTCCCGTTCAGCGTATTTGTAATATGTTGCCATTTATTAAAACTTGAATGATTTTCTTAAATCCTTTAAGTAATCGGGACTTAAGCCTCCCATAAAAGCTTGGAACTCGAGTGGGTTCATACCACCAACACCGGCTAAGTTCCCAAACGTAGGCGATGCTGCACCAAATTCAGCAAGCTTTTGTTGAAATTGATCTTGAGTAAGCCCTGCTTTTTCTGCACCTCCTGCTAATTTACCAAATTGTTTTGCACCTGCTGATTTAGAGTACAATGGAGCCATACTTGCTACCTGACCTGCCATACTTACTACACCTTCCAATGCTTGTTTGGTTGCTGCTTGAGACCTTGTCTCAGCTTCTCTCGCTTTTAACTGAGCACCCTCAACTTCTGCAAGATCAAGACCCATACCTACATCACGAAGTCTGCTATCTTCAGCGGCTTCAAGTTTATCAAGCGCCTGCATCTCACCACCCATTTGTGTAGCAATATCACGCTGTGCTTTTTCAGCACCCAAGAATACACGTCCTGCAGTAGCTGCTGAACCACGCTCGCTTTCTTGACCTGCCTCAATAGCTTGAGCTGCAGTAGAAGTAACGGCTTCACGAGCAAGCTCGTATGGTTCTTTTTGAATACCCAACTGCTCGTAGAAGTTTACGTCAAGTTTTTTACGAGCGTCAGCCATAAACTTAGCTGCATCTGCTTCAGCTTTTTTCTGAATTTTACGTTGCTTTGATGCTTGCGAAAATGATGCCGCAGTAGTTCCTGCAGTAGCTGCTAAGCCTATACCTGCTGCAATGGTTGTGAAAGCTGCCATATTACAATACTTTTATTAGTTCACCTATATACCCATCGCCTAAGATATACCCTAATTCTTTATAGGTATCCTTTAGCCCCGGGTGTTTTATCAAAGCATAAGAATATTTATGCCCTGTATTTCTACAAATATTAGTCAATGTTTCGACCAATAGTTTTATTGCCTCACTTCTCTCCGGTTTCTTTCTATACTCCTTGTTGGATATTATCCAATCAACCCACGCAACCTTTGAGTTCGTGGTGTATATAAATCCTGCACACACCGGCTCATCTTCATCAAGCACCATTATGCCACCCTTACCATCATCAGGTAAGAAATCTCGTTGAGCAGGCTCCCATCCCCATTCCTTCCACCACCCTACTAACGTAGAATCATAATCATTTTCGTTCAATGGTCGTACAATAAATGCCATCTATACAAAGATATTGAAAAATTAAGGATAACTTTTCATCACTTCTGACTCTACGGCAAAGAGTTCTACCTGACTAACACTATTGTTTTCAAGGTTGAAAACGCAGTAGTGTCCGAGGACACCGTGCGATTCTGCCACAGCGTTTTTGATAAACATTATGTACGGGTTCTGTATAGCCGGGATGGTAGCTCCGGGTATGGTCGTATCCACCGTAATCCTGTTAAGGTTGGATGGATAGTTCTGCTGAATATTGGTCACCCTCCCGAACAGCAAAGGCGTATTGTAAGTTGGGGGCAGGCTATAGTATAGCATATCCCCGATGCTTATGATACTACCTATTGATATAGGGCTTGCTCCGATCGCAAAATTGACCTGAACGGCTGACCCTGTACCGGTAATGGTAGTGCTCCTACCTATACCATTGGTAAGCCTAAGAGCGTACTCAGAAGGCTGTGCCGGTGTAGTACCTGCGTTACGGACAAAGGCAAAGAAAGAGGCTTCCTTCTTTTCAAAGTAGCTGCCTTGAATAAAGCCATCGTCCATTAAGTCGGTCACCATTGTTACGGACCAAGGAGCATCACCTTCTAAGTTGATGGTTTTGAATAGCTTATTCTCAAGCGGAGACTCATTGAATACGCTTTGTATACGTGATGGGTACTGCACTCCGTAAAAGTTATTACGGGTGTTGTTTACGTTGTGCCTATACAGGTTTCCACCCTTAAACGTATAGAAGTAGTTATTCATCCCGATCATCCAATCAGGCAAAAAGGAATAGAAGGATGCCCATCCTTCTACCCCTTCACTATATGTTAGTGTATATGCTGCCATAGTTTAACATTGTACTGATGAATAAGCTGTTATCTCTCCCCCTCCGCTCATATCCCAATTTGCAGAAGCAAACACAAATAGCTCGAGAACAGGACTTGTCATTGCCGCATCCCAAAATAAGTTGCATCCTACATTAGGTGTTGGACAATCGCAGTATAGAATCTTAGGGTTTGTGCCTGCATCAGAACAAGCTGCAGCGGCACTTACATTGCTTACTCCGCATCCTCCAATAGAATAAGACCCTCCACCTGAGCAAGGTCCAATTGCCACAATAACACCATTGGCATCTACCTGAAACCAATCGTTAGTTGTTCCTGCAACAGCGGTATGATAGTATCCGGCAGTAAGCTTAAACTCACCGTTAGGGTCACTGAATACTAAATCGTATAGCCCAAGTGTCCCTGCACCGCCTGTAACATAAGCTACATAATATCCTACAGTAATTCCTAATGCACAAGCAGCGGTATTAGTTGCAGCCATTGGAGATGCCTCAAAAACAGGTAAAGCTGCAGGGCAAGCAACTGACAAATCAAATGCTGTTCCTGAGCAGGGACCAATGAATGTCAAGTCAAGTATAGATGGTGCAGCGGTTGTTTTTGGTATTACCATTACGCAATTACCGGGACCTCCTACTGTTAAATCCATTTGCCCTGACAAAACACTAACTGTTGTAGTCGTACCTAATGAAGAAAAAGTTGTTCCGTTATACTCATATTCGTCAAGAGTATGAGGAGAACCTGAAACAATATTACAATCTGCAGATGTAGCTCCAATATACGTAGGAAGACCTGCGCTACCTTGTAACCATCCGTATGATGGAGAAGATAGACCATTGTAAGATATACTATTAAACACAGCTAATACGCCATCCGGCACGCTGTATGGATCAAACGTAACTACAACAGCGCCTGTGTCAGTTCCTAAGTCTATTCCTACATAGTATATACCCTGTTGTCCCGATGCTGCTATTGATCCCCCACAAGGAGTAGCACAAGATGGGCAAGAGGTCTGAGGCAGTAATACACCCGACACTTGCTCACGCACAATTGTACCATCTGAGTAAAACCCATCAGGCGCAACCGTGGTCAGATTAACATCGGTATAAATAATTGTAGCTGACGCAAGAGATGGCGCATCTACGTAAAAAGTTCCTTGTGTTGCCATTTAATTTAAGTTTATGGTGCGATACAGTTACAACATACATCAAGTGCGCTTACAGTTGAATAACAAAGAGTAACCTCTGTACCACAACCGGGGCAAGCTGATTGAGCTTGTAGCACCCCACTAACCTGTTGCCTAACAATACTATTATCTGAATAGTACCCATCAGGCGCAAGAGTTGTGAGTCCAACATTAGTGTAAACTGCAGTTGCCGTAGCAAGTGACGCAGCGTTTAAGTAATAAGTTCCTTGTGTTGCCATTTTATTTTATTTTAATCATTACAACCGCAGCAAGCATCCAACAAACTTACGTTTGAGTAGCATAAATCAAATGCCGGTGGAGGTACATCGCATCCGCAACAAGCGTTGTTTGTGTCTGCATCAGAGTAACACAACTCAAGTGGCAGAGAGCTTCTGTAATCCCATATCAAATATAAATATTGTCCGCTGCTTGGGACGGTAAAAGTTCCTGTATAATATCCTGCTGCTCCTGTTGGTGCAACTGTTGTAGCTGCTGCAAGTAAATTTGCAATGCCAACCTGAGTGTTAGGGTATAGTGTATTGCTTCTTAAATATCAAAACTTATTGTAAGAAGGATTGAAATCAAAAGTATCAAATCCTTGCTTGTTTGAAATCAACTCCATTGCTGCTCCTGAAGGAGGGAATCCACCTGTGCCTTGAGGACCAATGATAATATTGTACTCAGATACCACAGGACTTTGAGCAGATGAATCAAATGTTACAAGTGTAGACTGAAGAGGTGAAATAAATCCTGCATCCGTATACCTGTACTCATTATGGATAAACTTACCGGCATCGGCATTGCTTGTTAAGCAGATGTTGACAATACCTATCTCGTTTGCTTCTACGCAGTTTACAAGTACGCTTACATTGACGTTGTCAGTAGCAATAACATTAACAATAAGTTCGTTAATAGCGTTACTGTTTTTGGCTATTGTAAGAGACCCTGATGTAGTTACTACCCCTGAAGAAACAGTAGTTAACCCATAAGTTACTACCACTTCAAATTCAGCAGTTGATGATGGGTCTACCGTATAGTCAACGATACAGTCTCCAACAGAGGTGTCTTCAAATATCACCCCATACTGCCTGTTTGATCCTGCTTCAATAGTGAAGTCTTGCTCGATACCGCAACTATAAATAATAGGAGGAATAGGCACAGAGCTGTCGTTAGTGGTGAGCACATACTCATTCATATATGGGTCAAACCCACCAAGCTTTTGAGTATTGAAGGATTGGATAAAGTTATCTCTAAACCAAGTCCGCATACCTTGCTCAGACACCACTCTTAATTGGTCTGTGCTATAAGAGTTTCCAATAAGTTGCAGTACAGCCCCACGCTTTACGTCTGTAAAGTATCTATAGTAACCCCATTGTACATAGCTTTCAGGATGGAAGCTGATACCATACTTCTCAACACGAGCAATTTGAGTACCCAATACTTCAGGCACGGAGGTAATAGCACCACCGGCTGCAGCATCTGAGAGTAAGTTCTTGCCTGCAAGTACGTATGAAATCTTATCTTCTTGTAGCGTAAGTACGTCAGTCTCTCGTCCATCTAACTTATAGATAGGACCGAATGATACCTCTAAATATTTGTAGTTAAGCAGTCCTAAATTGAACTCATTTAATTTATTAACATTTGACTCAAAGTTATACACACCACTGTATGTGATGTCAGCAAAGCGCCTTGTTCTCTTGTATTGCTGTACCGATATGGACGTTACACGGTTGCCAAGATTAAAGGTCTTGCCAATAATTGAGTCACGAATCTTATAGCTTTCAGCACCATTACCAAAACAGAAACAGTTAAAGAACTCTGTGTCTATTATTGCCGGCAAAGATGCAGTTTGGTTCTGTATGTTACCCAAGTGTCTTCCGTTGGCATCAATACCAAAAGACAAATGATTCTCAAAGAATACATCAGGTAATGAGTCAACGGGTTGTGTCTCGAATATCAGGGTAGTCTCAGCTCTAAACACTTCAATGTTTACAATAACAGTAGACCTACGCTTCTCTCTCGAAGCTACACCACCACATCTAAGAGTACCACTGACAATAAGAGTTAGCTGATTATTGGCAGGATTGCGATAGAACCTATAATAGTTTTTACACAAATCAGTTGAAATGTCTGTGTTGTTTGATGCAAGTGTAGGTATAAATTCATTTTCAACAGGACATTCATTACCCCCAACCTCTTGATCTCCATCATCAAGTATCTGTTCTACGTTGTCTCCAATCCACCACTCCATCATATTATCATAATTGGCAGAAGAAACAAGCGTTTTCTCTAAAGTATAAATACGCCTCTCACAAGCTCCATTACCTTGACCAACACCAAGACGCTGAAACTTAAAATATAATTTAATTCTACTACCGGCAGGTACAGTATAATCAACCCAAGCACTTGTTGCGGTATCAAATCTGTTCATTGGGTAGTTCAAAATAGGATACTCTCCTGCATCGTTTTGATCTACCTGTTCGTTGCCCGGTGCAATAATTGAAAGTTCATCCTGAACAACAGCAAAGCTGTTTGGATTAATCTTCATATATACCCCCGATGGAACAGGAATATTTACGGTAGGGTCAAGTTCACTTGGTATCTCAATGAATCCTGCTTGCTTAGCTTCTTTCTCAAGCACTGTTGCGTATACGCAATTATTTGTAGGTCCACTTGTGTCAGCCTTTACGATAAGCCTATCACCCTGCTGTACCTTACGTGCGTTTTCTCCTTCAAGTAAAAAGTATGCGTTATTACTTAGAGGGTCGTCAAAGAAGATGCTACTATATATGGTATCGTAACTTTCTTCGTCAGGCTTAATAACAAACTTATATCTCTTAGCCCAAGCCGGAGCTATCTGAGTTGTAGGAATAGTTACCCTAATAGAGTTCTTGGTATCAGATGCAGAGCAAGGAATGTGTACTGTATTTCTTGGACTAACCAAGGCTGTAGTAGAACGACCAAAGTCATCCATATACACGATACCAATCTCATACCCACGATTGCTATGCAAGCTGCGTGGTGAATTTATTTTTTGATAGAAAGCTTCTGCAAAGTTTACTGAGTAATACTCATACACACTAATTGTTGGTGTAGTAGTATTGTCAACATATCTCATTGCAGGAAACTGTAGACCAATTATTTGACTTGCAGGTGTAGTAATAATGCTTATTGGCTGACCTGCAGCAGAAATACCACTCTGAAACTTTATTAGTGCGTCTAAGTTGTTTGGTAGTGCACAGTTAAGCTGATCAGTAAATGTTGTCCCATTACAAGAGTTTGCTATAGGCTGAATATTTGCAATCGTTCCAATAACATCTTGAAACGCTACACTTGTAGCCATCTGATAAACAGAAGTATATGTAGTTGGAAGTGTAAACGTAAGCGTCAAATTAATGTTTTCGCTTGTCTCTGTAGGGAATGGGGTGCTCCCTGCAAACATATTGTGCGTAAGCCTTACATCTAATGTAATTGAAGAACCGGCAATAAGTTGTATACCTGTTAGGTTAATATTTACAGTCGCATTTGGAATAGTTTGATTGCTACCAAAACTATATATACCAACAGATGTAGTGTCAGGTACACTTGTAGTACCAACCAATTCAGAAACTGCAGAAGCAACGTACTCAAGTTTGGTTACGTTTCCATTCTTGTCAACTAAGTCGTATCCCTCAACATAGTTGCCATACATTAAACGATTGCCCATAATAGTTTGGGCTCTTGCAAGAAGTGGTACGTTATCATACAACCTAAGTAACTCTGACTCAGGAAGTACTGTAAATATCTTACTATTTGTAAACGTATATGTATAGTTGGTGTTGTTTGCAAGACCAAGCTCAGCCTTATCAAGATTCTCTATAACCTTTACAATACTTGTTCCTGCTTCTTTGAATAACAGGTCAACACCAACAACAAGCGGACCACCTGAGTTATATGTAATGATAGCAGTGTTGTTCAAGTTTACCATCCCCTCATTGAGGTAGCTATTAATACTGAACTCAAATGGGTTGGGAGAAAACGCAGGGGCAGACCATTGAGATGTCGCAGAATATTCTCCATCTTGATAACGATAACGATATGCGAAACAGATAAACCTGTCTTCCATAAAGTTGTCTTGCTGACCTGTTCTTATCTCACGAATAGCAGGAGCTGCAATTGGTGGTTTCTTAATTACAAGTAGCGACTCTGCACTAAATTGATCTATGTTACCAATAGGGTTGGCATAGTTTCTTGTTATATTAAATACCCTTGGAGGGTTGTAATTATCAGTAAAAAATATCAACTGATCAATAAGGTCAACACCTGTAATTAAAAATTGAGGATTAAAGTTTAGCGTAGTGTTTACACCACCACCATCATTGATGCTAATTACGTGGTAGGTAAGAGCGTTTTGAATTGTGTTATACGACACAATCATATCAAGTTTCCCGGTAGCTCCAATAGGGAAGGTGGGGTCGTGTACAAACCAAAATATTCTTTCGTTTGCACTATCATCAATTGCACCAATACATTTTGCGTTTGCGCTAAGTGGTGTATTATTAACATACCTAAGCTGAGTAAGAGCTACGTTACCTTTTGTATTTTCTATTACACCAATCTCAGCTTGCTCAGTAGAACCCATACGGACGTTGAGCGCATCAATATACTCTCCGTTTGGAACAAGTCGCTCGTCTACGACCTTGTTCATCCTACCTGCTATGAAGTTCCTTGTTATGTTTGGCATATTATTTCAACCACTTGTCCATACCACGCAGATTCATAAGAAGTCTGCCCGGATGAATGTTACTCATTCTAATTTTTGCGTTGCGAAGTAAAGCCGCTTTTTCTTTACGAGCACGAGCAATAATGTACTCTTGTACACCAAGCTTAGCGTTCAGTATCTCGTATTGAATATATGCGTAAATATACTTCTCAAATAATTTATTAACGCTGACAATTGAATCATCACCATTCTCCATACCATCAGAGATGTATTCGAGAATGACAGACTGATTATACATATCAGAGTTAAAGTTGATAACCCCCATTCTCTGATCAATAGCAAATGTTGGGTTGAAGTTTGCAGTCTCTGTATTAAGACCGTAGCGCTCTCCAAGGCTATAATCAAAATACCAAACGCCATCAATATTCCATCCAAGTTGCCCATTGTAGGTGCTCTGTGGATTCAAATAAATACTCTTTTTTATGCCTGCCAAACGCTGTAAGTCTATCTCAGAAAATTGAGGAGATAGCGCATTGCCAAATTGGTCAAACAATATCTTTCCGGTTTGGTCTTGCAAGTATGCAAGAGATGAAAGAATTTGAATATTCTCTGTGAGTGGTCTTAGGTATCCATCTTTGTAAAGATTTACTCTTACCCAATTCACATAGTCCGATGGAAGTATATATCGAAGCGTATCATCAACTGTAAGCTGTAAAACTTTTAGCTGTTTGAACGCATCGTAGTTTAGTTCCTGTATGGCACGCTTTGCGTGGAACAATATTTTGTAACGCTCTTCATTGTTTACAAGAGAATGGTTACCTGCATACATCAACATAAAGTTGTTGACAATATCGAACAGGCTTACGTATTGGTACGAACCCCAATTGACATCTGTTGGTGGTACACCATTATTCTCGTAATATTTATATTGAGTAATGTATGCCATAATTATTGCGATTGTTTTTGTTCTTCAGCAGCACCGAATTGAACAGCCATTATCTCACGAATAGACATACCTGCGTATTGAAGAATCTTTGTTACAAGCTTGAACTCATCTTCTGCAGGAACCTCAAAGTCTTGATAGTCGGGCTGCGATTGGTCAAATACCGGCTCGCCACCTGTTAAAGAAACGAATGTCCATTTAGGGTCTTTCGGATACCTAAAATAATTTGCATCAACTTCATTCGGAAGGTTGATGGTAGATGGATATACTGTAAGTACGCCACCCTCCTGCGTATATGCAGGATACTGTTCTGTTGGAGCCGTAAGATTTGACGTAGTAAGCATTGTGATTTTATTATGCGTTACCTTCTCTGCCTCTCCCTTGAATACACGTGGAGATACAGATGCGTCATAGCACATAATCTTATTAATCATAAAATAGTCAAATCCTGTAGTAGTAATAGACGGAAGAAAAAATCTGTTTGTTGCAGGCGCAACTTGCGTAAGCGTTGAGGTTAAAGCAAAAACTTCCATCGCCTCTTCTATAGGCTTTCTTTGATCAGCGTAATCTATACCGGACTTTCTTAGGTTCTCTAAATTAACTACGTTGTTGTATTCAGAAAAGTATTCTTCAAATACTTCAAGCTGAGACTGCTTGGCAAACAGGTTAAAGTCTGCCGGTGATATATAGCCGTAGTTATTTTTATTGAGAATGGAAAGTACCGTATTTCTGACGGAATTTATCATTATAGTCTTTTTACAAATATAAACAAAAAAAGAGGGTATAGAAATACCCTCTCTACCTAAACACTATGAAACCATTAACCTATGCTAAGTTACTTTCAAGCATCTTAAGGGCATCAATTCCTTCATCGGTCTTCAGAAACTCCGCAACGGTAAAGTAGGGGTCTTGAGCATACGGAACGGTCAACATCTTCTTCTTATTGGACCCCGTATTAAACCATACTTCCTTCTGTCCGTTCCTGAATGTCAATAATTTATTCTCAAAGAACACGTGTACGTTTGACTGTAGCTTCAGCATTGGGTCCCCAAGTACATTTAAGAATCCTTTGGGGTCTCGCTTGGCATAAATCAGTACATCTCTTTTAAGCTCAGAACTTGTAAATCTCGATGGGTCTTTGCCAAAGAGAACTCTTGACACACTCTCGAGCTGCTCCAAAGAGAGCTGACGAGCTTGAATCAAGGCATCCACCTCCACAGTTAAACTCTCTACCTCTTTTGCAGCATCTTTTTCATTGTCTACCTCAATAAAAGTCCTACCATTTAGGGGGTGGTAGTACAAGAACTCTTGTAAAACAGGGTTATTTTTAGGAACGCTAAGAAACCCGTTCTCGAATATAACAGGTTCGACAATGGCATTACCGTCTTGCTCGTCCTCAAAAGGAGTCTTTTGGTTGACAGCGTATCGCAAGGGTCGGTTAATATTGTTTTCTTCATCGAACCAAAGTAATGGATAACGTCTTGTATTTCTTGAAGGTAGCGTATATGAAAGGGGGGCTACGTCCCCTTTAAGCTTGTAAATCCTGTCAGCAGGAACCAATTTCTTTTTCATTAGATTTTAATTTGATTAGATTAAAAATAAGGGGGAGTGTCTTTGAAGACACCCCACCCTTTATGGTTTTTCTTCGATTAAGAACCGTAACGGAACAATACGAAGTTGTTAGCACCCAAGGTACAAACGCAACGCTCAGAGAGGAAGTTTACCTCCATTGCATCGAGGTCGCTTGTTTGAGCACCACCGGCAGAACCTGTGATCCAAGTCTTGTATCTACGGTCTTCTGTTTCAGAAGCACGGTAGCGTACGTGTAAGAATGGACGCTTAGCGTTCTTGCCAAGGATTTGGTCGTACACGGTAGTAGAACCGGCAGGAACCAATAGACCTGTTACAGTGCCTGCTGCTTGAGCACCTGTAGGAAGACCACCACGCATAGTAGGATCGTTCAGGTACTTCCAATCAGACTTGTAGAAGTCATAACCTCTGCGGAAACCGCTGAAGCCAAGGTTCAAAGCCATATCCTTGTCGTTGTCAAACAAACCGTAAGATGTACCGTTTGCTCCGTAGCTGTTCTGAGCAGCGAGCATATCGTCAATGTCAAAGCTGAAGGCACGGTTAACGAAGATTACGTTCTCTTCGATAGAACCTTGCTTGTCAAGACGAGAGATGATGCTGTCGAAATCAGCAAGTGTGGTTGGGTTTCCACCGCCCCATACGTTACCACGGCTGTTTACTACGTAGAAGATTCCCTCAGAACCTTTGTTACCGTAGATTGGGTTCAAAGAAGCGTTAGCAACACCTGAACCTGTCTCAGCAGGAACAGCCTCAATCATTGCAGTCTCAAGGTAGTCCTCAAAACGCAGACGAGTTTCGTGCTCGCTCTTCAAATACCAAAGGTATCCGGTAGCACCGTTCTCAGTGGTTACTTCAACCCATCCAATCTGAGCCATATCAGAACCGCTTACAGCGTATTTGTCCTTGATGATGATTGGAGAGTTATCGAAGATTTCATCTTCAGCTTCCAAAGAACCGATCATTCCAACAGTTCCTTTCTTGAACTCAGAACCGTAAATCCATACAGAAAGAACGGCTGTGCCTGAGAAAGTTTGACCACCGGCTTCGTAGTAAGCAACATCGAAAGTACCTGCAGTGGTGTTCACAGCAGTAACGATACCCTTGTTAGAAAGACCTGTAGCGTTGTCAGAAATAAATACAGTCTGACCGGCACGGATAGCAATACCACTTACGTTAGCATCGCTTACAGTGATGGTTGCAGAATCTGCAGCAGCAGCCGCAGAAGAGTCGCAGTTTACATACTTAGTATGCAAACGTCCTTGTTCAGCCCACTTAATCATATCAGAGTTAGAGGGCATTTCAGCTCCTACCAAACGAAGGAAAGAAGCTACAGTACGATTACCGTAACGCTCAAACTCCTTCTCATAAGTATCAGGAAGATACTGATTCAAGAAGTTGAAGTTGGTAATGTAGTTAGTCGAAAGGGGCACTTGCTCCGCACTTGGCTGAAGCTGATACCCGGGTGATGGTAATACTGCCATTGTTGTAAATTTTTAATTTATATTTTTTTAATGCTGCGGATTTTTAGACTCCTTCCGGAATCCGGTGCAACCGCCTTCACCTGCATCCCCCCTTTATTTACAACTTCAGGCGCTCTACGCTCTGACATATTTATGTTTTTAGTCTTACGCATTACGTCCTCTGTTGCGTCTGCCTGTCCTTGTTCATAGAAGTACTTGGCAAACCTATCAGGGTTCATCGCTATGGCTAAAGCCTTATGGTATCCTGCAGCGTCTTTAATCAGTCCGCTCTCATCCAAATACTTGTTGATAAAGTTTAGTGGAGTCGATTGAGACTTCTTTAACTCTGCAGCAGACCCGGGAGAAAACACAATCTTCTTGTCGTCAATGGCGAACTCAAAACCTTTGAAGTCTTTACTAAAGACCTCCTCGGACTTTTGGTCAAACCATTTGCGCTTACGCTCGCTTTCCTCCTGCAAGGTTTTTGCCTGTTGTGTATACTGACGGTACGCCTCAAACTCTTCATTATCCTCGGGAGATAAGCCATTTGCTCTTGACTCAAGAGGCAGCTTGTATTTCTCCTTCTGATCATTGAAGAAGCTCTTGGCTTCCGCAATAGCCTTTTTACGTGCAATCTTTACCTTCTTAATCTTGGACTCATCATCAATGTCTTCATCGTATTTGTAGTCCTCCATTAACACATCAATGTCTTCTTTATCAAGACCCTTCTGTGTGGTGGCAAGATATTCACGAAGAACTTGATCAGGGTCCATTGAATCGTAGTCCTTGTTAACCTTAACAAAGTCATCGAATCCACGCCCTGTCTCCTTCTTAAATTTCATATAAGCAGCCACATCTTCGGGAAGGGGCTCAGACTCTTGGCGTTCTGATACCAAATCATCGAAGGAGTTAATCTGCTTATTGTAGCGTTTTCCAATATATGAAAGAACTTGCTCCTCTGTTAGTTCAGGCTCCTGTGCCGGAGGCTCTTCTGTTTTATCAGCAGGAGGCTCTATGTTTGATGTGTCAATCTTGACATCATCTACAACCTCACCATTCAACTGCTTCTCGTGTTTCTCAAGAAGTTCTTTTTCAACTTCCTGTACACTTTTGCCCTCTGTCGCATCAAGTGCTCTTACTTTAATTTCCATTAGATTAGATTTAATTTGTTACAAATTTATACAAAAATTGCGAAAGTTTTAGCGAGGTTCAAACTCCGCTAAGTCAAACCCATCAAGGCTGTCCTCATTGGACTCAAAGTCCATAGGGGGCAGATTGTTCTTCCTTTGGTTTATGAGCTTAGACTGTTCGCTATTCTGTTGACTTATACGTCTTGCCTTCTCCTTTTCCTTCATATCCTCCCTGCTCATTAAAGCGGACTCCTTAAGACCACCTAACTGCATTTGGTATTGGAACTCCTCATTCATCAGCATCCGCTTCATATCAGCCTCAGCTTTAAGTCTCTCAATGTCAAATGCCACCTCAGCCTGCTTGATCTGCATCTTAGACTGAGCCTCAAGCTGTATCTTTTGCATAGCTGTTTGAGCTGCAATCTGTTGAGCTTGAAGCTGTTGTTGAGCCATCATTGCCTGCTTCTGCATTTCCATCTTTTCCTCACGCTCCTGCTTCTTCATTCTCTTGACCTTTAGGAGTTGGTTTGCAAGCTTGATATTCTTAAGCTCACGTATGTCGATGGCATCCTCAAGATTGATGTCTCCCTTAGAAAGAGCCATTTGAATGTTAGCCTCGAGCTGAGCTTTCTGCTCTTCATCAGGAGACACTTCAATAAATACACCAAAGTCGTATATATACAGGTCACTGATTTCGTGGAGTATAGATACGTTGTACTTTCCAATCTTGTTGGCAAAGTCATCTTTGAAGTCAGCATATTGTAAGATGTCTGCAACACGGTAGGTAAGGGCTTCAGCAAGCGACCTATAGATGAATAAACCTCCTTCAAGAATGTGGCGTGTAGCCGTATTGGAGTTAAGTGCAGCGAGCTTTTGGACCCCTACCAATGCGTTAGGGTCAGGCGTAGAGCCATCCCTCGCTTCATTCAGACCGGTTACCGATCTGATCATATCAAGGTAGTGATTGTAGTTTGCTATCAGCATCTGTGTCTTAGCAGCTCCTGAGTTGGAGGTAAGTTGCTGAATAGGAACCCGAGCGTTATTAAAGTCACCTTCTTGGGTATAGCTACGTCCAATGACGCTACCCGTTTGGAAGTATAACCTTAAAGCATCCTCCGGGTTGTAAGCCTGTCCTGTTCCAAGGTCAACCTCATTGAGACCATCGGCATCAATGAATACACCATCGGGGACAGTACGAGCAATAACTTGTTGCAGCTTAAGGTGAGTAAGCTGAATCAGGTCAGCGAATGGTATCATTCTGCGGACGAGTGATTCAATAACACCCTTATACATACGAGGTGCTACTGCTACATAATTAGGTAGTGCGTGTTGAGAAGTTGATTTAGGACGAACCATATTTTCAGCCATCTGCCACTTGAGCAAGATGTTGGTTCCCATCACCATCACACCCTCATACCACACATCAATAGTCTTTTCAATTTTTTCAAACTTTCCTTCCTCCATCATTTCAACAGGAGGATTAAACTGATCATCCTTCTCAATTACACGAGAGCCACCTGTCTCAAGAATCTTTTTCTTGTAGACCATTTTCTTTGTGGTCTTGTAATTGAAGTAAAGGATAGTTGCAGTATCACGATAGAACAAACTGTTCTCATAGAAACGTGCTACGTTGTAGTAGTCATACCAACTCTGAGAATACATTGAGATTTCTTGCAACTGCTCACGTGTGAGTGTTGGGTCAATCTTTACAAGCTCAGTAATTGGAAGCGTTTTAATTTCTCCCCAATAAAAACAATCTTGGAAGAATGGGTCTTCGGTATAGCTGTATACTATATTCGCAGGGTCAACGTATGAAACTTGCACTCCTGCACCGGGAAGAAACTCGTGCTTAGCAACACCAATACCAAGAACAGCCAAGTCATAATCTATGCGCTTGCGTGTATCTTGATAGTGGTTTTCGTCAAATATTGTATTGATAGCTTCTTCTTCAGCAATCTCAATTGCAGGTTTGTAATTGAGTTGCATATAAAGTGAAAGCTCTTCGTCAGTTTCGGGGAGCTCATCAGGGTCCATTGTAAATGGGTCGACACCTGTTGACTCTTGTATTTGCATTAGCACATCTTTGGCAGCCATCTGCCCCTCAATCATATCTTGATACTTGCTGCGCTTTGCTTGAGACATTGCGTCTTGTGCGTATGCCTTTACTTTGAAAAGTCTGTCAGACATTCCGTTCACAACAATGTCTACAAACTTTGGAAGAATAGGTACGGGGGTCCAATCTAAATTCAAATAAGACAAGTCACCATCTATAGCAAGTTCATTCTTATACTTCTGAACAGACTGCTCTCCACGAGCGTATAATCTTAATCTATGAAAATCACGCCATTGACTGTAATACCTGCATTGATTGCCATCTTTGCGGAACCACTCGTATTGGATGGCTTGACCTACCTGTAGACCAAACGCATCAGAAGCTTTCTCTGCGTCAGAAACAAACTGACCCGGAAAGCCTGTTGCGGATATATTAACTTTTACATCTTTCATTTAATAAGTTCACTTAGTGTTCCACTATTAGTGTACCTTGCGAAATTAATACTAATTTTCGACTCTTTTTTGTCAGGTAAATATACATTTTTTTGGTTTGCCATTATCGCTAAACCTGAACTAATTGTTGCGTCAAACTTAGTTCTGTCACTTATATCAAATCTCGCCCAATCTTCAAGCGTTCTTGTGAATGGCATTGTCCCTATCTCATCAGCCGGTCTATAGGTACTCGTTAGGTCAAAACCTATAAACTTCTCAATATATGTCTCAATAGCTGAAGCGTGTGCCTGCTTAACCTCTTCGGATGAGTTTGGTATACCACCAAGCTCTCTTTCGGTTTTGCTCAGCTTGTTGAGTGTACGATCAGGGCGGTTCATACAGAAGTGTCTATACCCCCTGTTCTTGAAATGGTATAGAAGTCTTGGCTTATTGTTCTCCGCAAGCATAGGCATACCATAAAACACGCAAGCCATTAGCACCTCCTCAAAGAATATCTCAGCCGTCTGAGGACGAGCTATGTATTCCAAGAAGAACTGATTGGTAGGAGCATCGTCCAAATGATACTTGGTCATACCGTGCAAGGAACCGTTTGACCCCCTCCCACCAACTACCGCTGAGATGTCATACGGGTCACAGCCAAAGGATCCGAGGTGTTCATTGCCGGGGTACTTGGCTCCGCTCCTATTGATGACATTATTCTGCATATTAGTAGGTGGAACCCAACTGATTAAGAACCTTCCCCTTGGGTCAGGACTCCATATCACTCGGCTATCTTTCTCGCCATCCTTCCAATGGAATGTTCCACGTGAAACATTATGCGCCTGAATCTGTGAATCATTGTAGTCAATCTGATGATATATCTTGGTCAGGTTAAATAGCGCCTGCTTACTCTCATCCCTGAAGGCGTGACTTTCGGTACGAGGGAATTGCCGGTAGAACTCATTGAGCGCATCAGCATCGTTTTTAAGCGACTCAACCTCAGCCTCCCAATAGTCAATGGCTCCGTTACGAATAGTCCCTCCATCTACTCCTCTTATAGGACCAGTAGGCTTACGTAGCACAGGCATCCCATAGATGTCGATGAACCCTTCCATATTCCATTCCATAGGAATAAACAAAGAATAGAGTCCGCTTTTGGTTTGCCCGTTAGCGTTTCGACTATCCAATGCCGAATCTTCGTACAATTTCTTATAGTTATCGCCACCCTTGCTTAGTGCATTGGAGGTGGACCCCATCATACACTTGCCAATAATCTTGCTACCCACCCTAAGACAGGTTTTGGTTACCCTCCAATTGTTCAGGATATTATTCGGCTTTACCCACTTTGCGCTCTCATCGTGCGCAAGAAACAGCAGCTTTTCACCGTCATAAGAGTTCTCCTCAGTGTTCTTCCAATCTATCGTGGTGTCAAGACCATCTACAGTCTGAGCATCAGACTGCGACATATTCTTCTTTGTAATCTTAGAAGCCGGTACACGGTAGGCAAGCTCAGTCTTTGGCTTGTCCATCCCATCCATTACCGGACGGAAGAAGAATGGCAGCCTGCTGTTAATGGGTACAACCTTATCGGTAAACATCTTCTTGGCATCAGCACCCGTCTTAGACAGGATACCAACCCTTGAATCCCTTGCAAGCGTGGCTATGTTTACGCACTCTGAGGATGCCATAAATGAGAATCCTGAACGCCTGATCTTGAGGTATATCATCCCAAAGCACCGGTGGTCAGCCTTACAAGCCTCCCAAAATATAAAGAAGATACGGTTGGCTTCCCTGAAGTCAGGATAGCCTACGTCAATACTTGACCATTGTAAGTACATATAGTGAGCCCCCGTGATGTAGGTAGGTGTGCCGTTATTCATAAACCACATACCCCCTTCCCGGTAATCAAACTCCTGTTCAATGTAATCTACCCACCGGTTCTTAAACTCGGTAGGCATATCGTTCCATTGGAATATAGACTGAATCTTGGCGAGCTCCTTGGGTAAATCTCTGCGCTCCCAATACTGCTCAGCCTTAGAGTTGTGTCTTTGAAGACACTCTTTAGGCGTTGCCGGTAGGGCAATAACTAACCCTGCGATATTGATAATCTCCCCAATCTGTCCCGTCTTGGAGATGACCACCATATCGTACTGCTCATTGTAACCATACTTCCAAGACCGAACTCCGTTCTTTTTGGATATGGCGTTCTGAGGCACATAGTCATTAACGACCCGATATAGACCTTCGTTCTGCAAATCCTTGTTTTGTATCTACTCTATTTGTTCCACTCTCAAGCATCTCAAGTGCCTCCCTCTCTGCCTCGATTCGGTTAAGAATCTCAAAGGCATCAAAGATGGCAAGCTTCTTGGTAGCGGCTGCGTTCTTTAGCCTGTCTGCCGCAAGCTCATCATCAGGATCAGGCTTGATAATATCTTCCTTAGCCACTTTGATGAGCTGCTCTACGGCTTGATGACCGGCTTCAATAATTTTTAATTTAATGTCCTTCATTACTTCTCTCTTAAAAATGCGACCTGAATTAGACGAGAATTATCGTCTTGCCCAAAGTTCTCAAAAATATTTCTACTATGCGGAACCTTTGACTCAAATACAACCATACGGTTAAACTTTGAGTACATCACGCAAACCTTACGACCATCATCGTCATAGATGGTAGTGCCATCATCGTCAGGATGCGTATGGCTCAAATACAGGATAGCTGTAATGTCGCCCATCATCTCATCCGTATGGATGAAGTTTGGCTCCTCCTGACCTTCAGGAGACTTGCGTACAAAGTTCCAAGCTACTTCATAGGTTGGTCCAACAAAGTCAATTACTGTTTGCGCAAACTCATCATCGTGGTCACGAGGCTGAATATTTTGAAACACATTGACACCATCGTATATGTCTACGAAATCGTTATCGAGTATGTCAGACACGTAGCCAATAGGTTCGTGGATAACATTATCCATTATGATCAGGTTCATAGTACTATGGTTATTTGGTGGTCATACATTCTATATAGCTTCTCTCCGTCTACCTCAAATTCATATTCGCTATCAGGCTTAAAGCAGACCTTGTCTCCCTGACGCACACCCTGTTCTATAAGGTAAGCGTTAGGGTAGACCATCTCACCCATAAGGGGCTCGTTGGTAAACGGCTTTTTGAT